AACTTATCAAAATCATTATCTAACAAATTCTGTTTTTCTTCAATAGTCATTTGTTTTAGCATATTCATTATAAAATATTTGTTATAAATTGAATATTTACCTCGCATAAAATCAATATATCCTAATGTATCTTTGCGGCGTATCATCAAATATTGTGGTGTATCATCTTTTATACGAAATACTATTATTCCAAAACTCGTAATAGGTGTTTTACATTGATGATATAAATGTCCATATTTTCCACAATTATTACAATAGTTATCTATATTATTATTCATTATTCGTGGTTTCTCTATGATTATATTCCAATGTTTCTATATAGTTTTCATTTCCGAATATGTTATTTGATCCAAATGTATGGGGGCCTCATTATTGGTTTTTTTTACACACAATAGCGCATTCATACCCATTAACTCCAAATAAAGTAACGAAACGAAAATATTATGATTTTATACAAAATTTACCATTGTTTATTCCAAATCCTGAAATTGGAAATAAATTTAGTAATTTATTAGACAAATATCCAGTATCGCCATATTTAGATAATCGAGATTCTTTTATTCGTTGGATGTTTTTTATACACAATAAAATAAATGTTATATTAGGCAAAGAACAGTTATTATTTGAAGAAGCATATGATAAATATTATTCTGAATATAAACCAAAACAAATATCTTTAGCTGAAAGATTTCACATTAATAAGCATTATATACACTTTGCTATTATATTAATCTGTCTGTTTTTTATATACATGTATTATCATTGATGAAGATATTTATTAAATTCTATTCTTAATATATAAAATATATGAGAATAGAAATAATATTAATATTAATTACTGTATTTATTGTAGCAAATATATACACAGATGGTAAATATTTGAAAGTGGCATTATCGTGGAAAAAATATTACAAAATGGCAGGTGTCGTTTTTGCGGCATTTGTGATTTACATTTTGATTAAAAAAAATCCACTACATGCGAAAAATATATTAATGACTTCTAATGAATATTTGAAATATATGCCAGTAGATAGAAATGCTACAAAATTTATATCTCCAATTTTAGATTTTACCACGAAACAAACATTTGCAAATGATGGATATAATGATTATTCACATCCTTTTGTACAGATGCCATACCAACAATCACGTGTTATGAATTCAGGTAATCCGAATGCATATGGTAGTAAAGCGAATGCATATGGTAGTAAAGCGAATGCATATGGTAGTAAAGCGACTAAACGGTCAGTAAGTGAAACAAAAAAGAAATTTGTAGCCGCACGCCAAAATTGGCGATGTGGTAGATGCACTAAACAATTACCTGCATGGTTTGAAGTTGACCATAAAACTAGGTTAGAACATGGTGGAAGTAATCACGTGGATAATTTAGAAGCTTTATGTAGAGATTGTCATGGAGAAAAAACCGCTATTGAGAATTTATAATATAAACAAAATATTATTCTATATTATATATAATGGTTAAATTTAAAATGGATGACCGCGCCAAAGGTGCTGCAATAGGTATTCCAGTAGGTTTTGCAGTTTTATTATTTTTAATAATATTCATTGGTAAAAATGATTTTATAATAGAGATTATGAACGCTATTATTAAGAGTGAACCTTTTCATCTAGTTTTACTGGTTATTTCATGTTTGTTGATTATTTTATTTATATTTTTTACATCTTTAAAAACAAAATTGAATAAAATGGGATTACAACAATCATTACCAGTGATTGTAACATTCGGATTGGTATGTTTAATGTTAAGTTTAAACGCAGATGATATTTTAACTAAAAGTTTGCTTGGATTTTCATTTTTAGTAACATTTGTACTAGCATTATTGTTTGGATTTAAATATTTAGATTTATCCGCAGCCACACCTGCAATAATAATATTCGGTTTAATTACTCTTTTTCTACCTTTAAGAATATCCAAAATACAAGATTGGTGGTATCATGTAATTATTGCAATTGCATGTATGTTTACAATAGTATTTGGTTTTTTACTTGGTTATAACCGGGTAAGTATGAAAGTAGGAATACCAATGACTATTATATTTGGATTAATATTTTTATTTATTCCATTTTTTTATAAAGAATATGAAAAATGGTGGATTTACGTATTAGCCACACTTGGATTTATATTGACATTCATTTTTAGTTTTTTACTTGGATATGAAAAAGTCAAAAATGATACAGGAATACCTATAATTGTGATATTTGGAATAATCTTTTTATATTCAACGTTAATGATAATGTCTGGTTCAAATATTACAGCTGAAAATGTAATAAATTATGTGAAGGAGAATGACTTCGCTGAAAATGCAGATTATTTTAAAAATGATTTTATGGCAAATATACCTGTATTTATTTTTATAATATTATTATCAGTAATAATTCATTATGCAATTAAAGACCCAGAAGCTCTTACACAAAATGCATATAAATACGTATTACTTATATTTATTCCTTTTATATTATTTATGTTGTATAGTGTATACAAAAAAACACCAGAAAATACTGGTATCGCATTATTAATATTATGTTTAATTGCGGTTGTTGGTGTATTTATATGGGGTTCTACAAATAAAACCACATTGTATATTTTTTCATTTTTTTCAAAATATTTATTGATACCACTTATTGCACTAATTGGATTTGCTATTTTTTATAAAATTATAATGCAATATATAAATAGTTTATCTGGATACAGTCGTTTCATAGTAGAACTTATATTCTTTATTCCTTGTTTGTTAATTGATTTGGTCGAATTTATTAAACAACAATTAAAAATTACGCCAAGTACAGTATATATATTATTTATACTTGAAATTTTGTTAATATTGATTTATATTTATTTACCAAAGATTATTTCGAAGTCTATCATAACTAAAAGCACAGTATTATTACAAAACCCTACATATTTAAGTAAAGAAAAATTAATAGCGACTAGTAAAATTGCAGTTTCAGATAATAAAGATTCAGTTGACCAAATAAGTCCTGTATTAAAATATAGAACCAATTATTCTATCTCATTATGGACAATTATAAACACGCATTCGGTTTCAAATATATCAAGTGTTCAAAAAAATACTATATTTAAATATGGACATATTGATTCAAATAATAATTATCATTACAAACCATATATATCTTATATAATTGATAAAACTGGTGATAATTATATTTTCCAATTTTCAAATACAGATGAATCTACATATAAAATATCATTACCTACCCAAAAATGGCACAATTTTGTTTTCAATTATAATAATTCGAGAGTAGACCTTTTCGTAAACGGTAAATTGGAAAAAACATATGAATTTAGCGATGATTTACCAGTTTATTCATCATCAGACGAATTCACTGTTGGAAATGAAAATGGTTTAGATGGTGCAATTTGTAATGTACAATATTTTACAGTTCCTCTTACAAACGCTGATATTGCGAATTTATACAGTTTGAATGTATTGAAAAATCCACCGGTTTAATAGAATATCCTTCGGTTTAATAGAATATCCTTCGGTTTAATAGAATATCCTTCGGTTTAATAGAATATCCTTCGGTTTAATAGAATATCCTTCGGTTTAATAGAATATCCTTCGGTTTAATAAAATATCCGTCACTGAAATAGTATATTTTGTTACACAATAAAATATACTATTAAAATATAAGAATTGAATGAGTCCAGTAGCAATAATTTTAGGGGTTGTTATGTTAATTTTGATATATATATTATATAAATATTTCACTACAAGTACAACTACATTAGGCGCATTAACCGACCTTTCAAAAAATAATTCTAATGTCGCTTTTACTAAAAAAGGAGATGTAGTTAATTCTACATCCACGCGATATGCATATGGGGTATGGATATATATTGATAGTTGGGATTCCAATCAAAAAAAGGATATCTTTTATAGAAACAAAGTTCAAAAAGCAGATCCTGTACCAGAACATTCAGATATACGATTATATTTAGACCAATTTTCTCCGACTTTGAAATGTGAATTTTACACAAATATCTCAAATACACAACCAACTGAAACAATAACTATTACAAATAATTTTCCTGTTCAAAAATGGGCATATATAATTGTTAGCGTTGATAATAAAATAGTAGATTGTTATATTGATGGAAAATTAGTAACATCACAACAGTTACAAAATCAACCAATAATAAGCGATTCAGATATTTTTGTCGGTACTTTCAATGCACATTTAGCAAAATTTCAAAGAATAACTTCACCCGTTGACCCGCAAACTGCTTGGTCAAATTACATGTCAGGTAACGGTGGTAATAGTTTAAAGAAAATGTTTAGTTCTTATGAAGTAGATATTAGTTTCAAAAAAGATAATGTAGAGCAACAAAAATTTTCTATTATATAAATTTTCAAAATTAATTTAGCTATAATTATATATAATTATAATTAAATATGAATAATATTCAAGCACCAAGTCAAACAATTGCAAGACAAATTGAAAATATGAATTTACCAGAAACACTCAATCCTGCTAATATACAACAAAATTTAAGTGAAGGTATCGCAACTGTATCTAATAATATAGATTCAGTAAAACAAAATATTGGAAACACCCTCAATGAATTTTCATCAAAAGATGTGATGAATGCAAGCACTGAATTTTTAGAATCGAATAGTATCATTGCAAAATTCGCCTTTCTAGTTTTAGTTATAATCATTTTTATGTTTATTTTAAATTTAGGTATCATGTTAATTGGATATTTTATGCAACCTAGTAATAATCCATATGTAGTACGTGGAACTATTAATGGCAACGAATCTGCCACAATATCACAAAATCCTAAAAATAGTGATTCTATTGTTATTAAAAGGTCAAATAATGAATCAAAAGGTATAGAATTCACATGGTCACTCTGGTTAATAATTTCTGCTGTTCCAACCGATAATAATTTCCACCATATTTTTAGCAAAGGAGATTTAACAAAAAATACAAAGGGTATTTATACTATTAATGGTCCAGGTTTATACTTAGTTAAAGACTCTGATACAAAGGCGAATTTAAAATTGATAATGGATACCGTTGTCAATGATACTCCTAATAACGATGCCATTGTTCCAAATACGTATGTAGATATTAAGAATATTCCTTTGAATAAATGGGTTAATGTGACATTCCGCGTTGAAAATAAAATAATGGATGTTTATGTTAATGGCTCTATTTCAAATCGTTTAATTTTTGACAATGTTCCATTACAAAACTATAATGATGTGCAAATATCCAAGGATGGTGGATTCACTGGAAAAATTTCAAATTTACGATACTTTAATTATTCCCTTAATATTTTTGAAATCAATACTTTGGTATTAGGAGGTCCTAATCTTAAACCGGGACAAATTTCATCAAACATTAACAATGTATCGGACCCTACATTTTCATATATATCAAGTATGTGGTATGTACCAAACAGAAATATGTAAATAAAATCATTTACAAAATTTAAAATGATTTTATAATGTATAAAATGGGAGAACCTAATTGTAATACTATTCAAAATGCACTTGACCAACGGAGAAAAATGCAGCTATTAAATATTCCACCTACGCGATATACGCCGGTTTCTCCTTATCCACAGTATACATTATTTCAATTAAATATGAGGAGAAAAGTGGAAATATTGAAATATTCTGCGAGTAATTCAAATTCAAAAACGAATAATTTTACCAAATCAGAAAGATGGGCACAATTAATTAGTGGCAATTATCAACGAAGAACGATTTCTCAATATGATATTGTAAAAAGTGCAGAAAATAACAATGTAATTGATTGTTCGGCGAATGATTTAATTCCAATACCTAGTTCGTCATCTGGTATTCCTGGACCAACAGTATATTTATATGAAGACCCTGCAATTCCTTTGTACAATTATAATGTGGTGCGTTCCTATTCTATTTTGGATGAAAAAAATGACCAAAAATGGAATACGAATCCATATAATGATATAGTATTTACAAGTGGCAGTGAAAATTTGTTGACTTTATTAGGAATTCGTCAATATATAGATAAACCAACATATACTTTTAACATTCAAACGTCGGTTGGGTTATATGTTGCAGGTAATGTCAATATACAGCAATATTCTACCCCATTAACATTTTTAATATCAAACATTGAATGCAATATATATTACAATAATACAAAGGTTTTATCGCGACCTATTACGTGTTCCGGTTTAAATAATTTGACTGTAAATATTCGACAGTCATCAATAGGACAATTCAATGCTATATTACATGTTGGAAATATAGTAATTGAGAATTTCACACTAAATACTCTCAATAATATGGTTTATGATATTAAATTAAAATTTACTATATCACAAACGCCTACTTCAACTAATGCATTTACTATTACAACCTACACT